TTGCAATTATTGATCGCGAAATTGATTTTACTTTCTCATCTGCTTTTGTTGCAGCAGCAGTTGCAGCATCAAAAGCGCTTTCTGCACTTTCTCCAAAATCAATAAATGATGCAGCAGTCAATCCAAGAGTTACAATTAGACCAACTGGACCACCAAGTATTCCAAGCAATCCACGGCCAGCAGCAGCAACCCTAGTCAAAGCCAAAGCACCCAGCGAACTTGCAGAAGTCATAGCAATCATCGCTGTGCTTCTTGCAGCAGTAGCAGCAGCAACCGAACTTTCAGCAGCTGCCAAATTTATTGTTGCTGCGCGTCTTGCCTCCAATGCTGCGATCATTCTCGCAGAATTAGCAGCAGATGAAGCAGCCAATGAAGTCTCTGCCATTTGCAATTGTTTTATTATTGCAACTTCAGAAAGCCTCAATTCTGCCATCCTAGCAATGGATTGTTGACGACCAACATCTGTTATTTGAGCCTTGTGCCGTGTTTGTTCAAGTGCAAGCTCAGCCGCTATTGCTTGCTGTGAAGATCGAAGTCTGTTTATTTCTGCTATTTGAATGGATTTTGAGGCAGCAACTTCAGAATTCGCAGCAGCCACAGCAGCTATCGCACGTTGTTGTTCTGCTTTTACAACAGCAAGGCTAGAAAGAGCAGCCTTTTCATCAGCAAGCGCTTTTTGTGCAGATGCAGCAGCGGCTGTTCTTGATGCAACAGCAGACGCTTGCATTGATTTTACAAAATTCAGCAAGGTACTTGCAGCTTTTCCACCCACTATTGCAAGAGCAACACCAAGCGTTTTTTCAATCAAATCTGAATTCTTTGAAAGAGTATCCATTGCTCCAGAAACAGATATTAGAGCATTGGCAACACCAGAGCTAATGCCCATGGTTTTATCCATTGTACCAATCAGCTGCATAAAAGAATTATTTGCAACTGTTAGAGCACTGCTCATTGTCGGAGCCATTTTCTCAAAACTATCAGAGATGGCTTCTTCTTGCTTTTTCAAAGCGGCAATTACAACATCTGTTGTCAACTTGCCATCCATTGCAAGAGCGCGCAATTTGCCAATTCCAACACCGACACCATCTGCTATTGCTCTTGCCAATGCAGGAGTTTGTTCCATTACAGAGTTGAATTCTTCACCGCGCAATACACCAGATGCAAATGCTTGTCCAAGTTGAGTAAGAGCAGCTTGTGAGCTTGCAGCATTTGCGCCGCTTATTGCAAGCGTTTTACTAATTGTGGTAACAATTCCAACAACTTCTTCTGAGCTGAGTTTTAACTCTTCTGCGCTTGTTGCAATCCGTTGGTATAGTTCCGCTGTTTCAGAAAGTGGTGCGCTCGCTTCTTGTGCAATTCTAAAAACATCACTTTGAGCTTTTGCAAGACTCTCTGAAGAATCTGTTACCAACTTCAAGCGGTTTGTTAAATTCGTCCACTCATCTGCGGCTTGACCAATTTCTTGAATGCTAAGAAAAGCAGCAATAGAGCCAATTACACCACCAAAAGAGCCTCCAAATCCACTGAATATCCTATTTGAATTTGAAAATTCTTCGTTTAATTTTTCTGTAATTCTTATTGCATTGCCAGCAGATTTGTTGTATTGATCAATGCTATTTTTAGTTCCACCTACAGATTTTCCAATCATTCCCATTGATTGAGAAACACTTGGTGCATTTTTCCCAATGTTGGAAATATTCTGAGATGCTCTATTGCTGGTTTTTGCAATGCTGTCAAAATCACCAGATGCGTATTTGGCAGCGGAGGATACTGATTTGATGGGCGCAGCAGCTTTTCTTGTTTCTGCTGTAATTCTTTTGGTTTGCTCTTCAAGATTTTTACCAACAGCAGTTAGTCTGTCCAGTGAAGATACTGCATTTTCAGCTTGGGAACTATCAACAATTAGGCTTAATCTTGCAACTTTTTCTTCAGCTGGCATAACTACCTCTTCTTTATTTCATCTAATGCTATTATTTCCATAACTCCTATATCGTCAATGATTTGTAATCTTTTTTCCAGCGGTACAGAAAATACATCAAACATCATTGGCAATAAATTGTAGTCTAACGCAAACAATCCATTAATGCCAGAGCGCCACTGGTTGAAAATCCTAGAAAAAATCGCTACAACCAATTCATTTTCAGGGAAGATTTCACAAATAGAATCATTTGCAAAATCTTCTTCTGTTAAACCTAATGCTGCCAACATTTCAGGATCGCGCTCCCTTTTCCTGAAAAAGAATCTGGCAACATTTTCTAGTTTTTTATTCTTGCCTTGGCGTATTCTTCACCATAAACCTTGAAAACTTCCAAGCAAATTCCGTGGTGATGCTTGATGAGAAGTTCTGCGTTCTCCTTGTTGAATGGAGCGTCAATTCCTTCCCAGTCTTCAATAAGCTCAAGCAGGATTTCAAAATCTGTTTTACCATCCAAATCTTCGATGAATTTTTTATATTCATCTACTGTGCGATGGCGATACTTGACTTTTATAACTACTGGTTTCTTTTCACCTGGGATGCTGACTTTTACTTCTGCCCAGAAGGTTGGATTGAGTGCCAATTTTAACATTTTGAGTGCCCTGTTATTTTGAATTAGAAAAAGCGGCCTTATTAGGGGCCGCTTTATTTATTCTAGGGGAAAGGTAGGGGATTAGGAAGCGTAACGAGTAGGATCAGCAACAAAAGAAAGAGTTGCTTGAAGGCGCATGATCTCATTACGAGTCAAGGTTGGAGTTTTGTTGATGGTAACATATGCGTTGTAATACAGGATTGCTCCAGAAGGCAAACGCACACGAATTGCACGAGGCAGACGGTCTTCATCAGCAGCAACCATCAAGGCATACCACGGCAGAGTTTGGTCATCACCAATAGCAAGTTGGAGAGATTCAGCGGTTTTTACCGTGGGCAACTGGCGCTCTTTGGAATCCTCAAGGAAACCATAGCTTGCAAATTGCTGCTCACCACCTTGTGAAGTTGATTCAAGAATCTGTGTGATTTGCGTCCATGCAGTGACTTCACGCACAGTACCAACACCACCACCAGCAGGATAACGCGCAGTATCACTTGCGTTAAAACCTTCAAGGTCAAATGCGTTTGTGATTGAATTGTCCACTCGCATAATACGTTGGTCAAGCTGAGACCAACCAGAGCGAACTTCCAAAACATCACCATCAGTCAAACCATGTGAAGTTGCAGTTGCAACAGCAGGGTTTGCGTTGGTCAATGCGCTGACTGTGATTTGATCTCCATAGGTTGATGCGATAGAAATAATCGAACCGTTGGGAAGCGAAACGCTCATGGGATTTCTCCTTGTTGAATAATATCAGAACGATAAGTTATCAAAATTGGAACGCAGTAATTGCGATCGGTTGTTACAGCGGCCAAAATTGAAGGTGGCTCAATAATGTTTATCACTATATCACCAACAACAATTTGTAAGTCGCATGGAAATAAAGCAGCAACGCTTTCAGCAATCGCTCCAGCATTACCATATCCAAATCCTTTTCTCCAGATTACTATAATTTGGAAAATACCACTATAGCAATTGTGCGCTCCATCCAATGCTTCTGTTACATTTTTACTTGGAATCAAATAACATTCCAAATAATTGTTAATTGGCTCTTGAATTACATTTTCATGAGCGACTTGAATCACAGGGTTTTGAGCATTTGCCCAAGTTTGCAAAACTGTTTCCAATCCTTGTCTGATGATTAAATTACTCATTTTTTACCTTTAATAGCAGCGTCAATGAAATCATCAAAAAGTCTAGCAGTTTCTTTTACAATTCCCTGTTCAGCAGGTCTTTGCGCTGACCAACCTGTTTCCAATCTATACGCATATGGAAGATTGTTGGACATGTATAGAACATCGCCCATTTTTGAAACTCTGACTTTAGCTCGTAATCTGCCAAGAGCCAAAGTTCCAGTTTTATCCATATTTGTAGAAGTTGAATTATTATCAGCGCCTATTTCAAAATTCCAGTTTGCTCTAAATCTACCTGTGTCAACTGGGCTAAGCATTATCAAAGAATTTCCAGCGCTTAAAGCAATAGACCTATAAAAAGAGTCTAAATCTTTTTTAATCTCTTTGCTAATTTTTTTTAAATCGCTGGAAAAACTCATGCTCGAACCTGCGCAAAATAAACAATTGCATTGCCATCTGGAGCAAGTGGATTTGGATCAACAACTATATATTCAACGTTATTGATTATTGCAATCATTCCATTTTTTAATACAGAATCACTTTGAAAAATGATTTTTTTATCAGTCTCAAGAATTGACGAATTCCTTTTTTCATTTATAGTATAATCTGAAATTACACCAACACCAGAACATACAACATCAGCAATTCCTGCATTCAAAGATGTTCCAGTATTGTAAACACCACGCTTTAAAGATGGCATAGTAAAAACAATTTCCATACCATATTTTGCGATTAACTTTTTAGCAAGTTGTTTCAGCTTGGTGTAATCTTTTTTCATATTAGCCACGCATTAAAAAACTTACAGTTGTGCTTTTAATCAAGCCTGCTTTCTTTATCTTTTCATCAGCAGCAGGATAATTAGGCATCATAAATGCACCAGAGCTATCATCATAAGTAACAGACTCGCTAAATGGATTCATTCCTTCTGATTTACTCTTGATCAAACGTCCACCACTGAGATTTTCAGGATCAGGATTTATATTAGCTGATAGCGCGCGTAGTGCGTATTCCGCTACAGCCTCTCTCAATGCGCGAGGAATTA